TTACAAGATTAAAACCTGCGCCAGCATTAGAGATAGTGAACGTCAAACTTCCGCCTGTTGCATTTGTCGTGAAAGTAACAGTAGCATTTGTTCCGCCAGTCGCAGGAGTCTTAACTGTGATGATATCGGCGTTATTATATCCGGACGCAGTTCCGCCTGTAAATGACATGGTTTTCAGAGGACCTGTACCTGCTCTGCGTAGGTTCCATCCAGCATGCGCGCCCTGTTCAACTGATTTATTAACGTTGTTATTAGCCATTTCTGTAGCTGATACACCAAAAACACCGACAGCCATATTAGTCATGAATGCGCCTGGTGTAGCATTATTGAACATTTGAATATCAACGTTCGCGCGTGATCCGGAAGTATTAGCATAGTGAGCATTTGCCCTACCGCCAAGTTTTACAGCTGTATAGGTGCCGATAGGCGCACCTGTTGTTGACTCAACGTTAGCTGATGCTGAAACAGCTTTATCGTTTCTACCCCAAAGTGGCATGGTTTTACTCCTTGATGTAAGTTTTTTCTATTTATAAGTTTTTGATATTAGAAGTGTTTGCTCATAGCCGATCTCATGGAGTCACGATTTGCATGTAGTTTGTTAGCGAAATCATCTTTCTCCTGAGTTGTTTTCATAGAGTTGTGAGTCACCATCATGTGTCTAGCTAGATGTCTACCGACTTTAGTCTTAGATCCATCTTTGTGCTCGAAATGAGGCTCTCTACCTTCAATAGAATGAGAGATCTTCTCAATCTGCTGCATTGGGTGCTTGTGAGTGTCATCAACATCAGCTGCTTGACCTGCTGGTAGGGGATTCTTTCTTGGGCGACCGCGACCTTCCTCAAGCTCGACTTCAATAATCGAATTTTCCATTACGTACACTTGCTTGGCGTTTAGTTTCTTTTTTGCATCCTTGGCTGCATCACCCAGAGACCCCTTTGTCCAAGCCATCTCATGCTTCTCTGGTGTTCCGCTAGATTTGGTAGTAAATGCCCAATCACCAGATCCCCCTGCCTTCTTACCGTGCGATCTAATATAGCGATCATGCAGTACAGTTTCGTCGAGCTCAACTTCTTCTTTGACAGATTTTTCTTTAAAAGCATCGTTATTTGTTTTTTGCGCCGCCATATGAGCTTCTATTCTTTTTTGTTTTGCATTTAAAGCTGATTGGCTGCTAAACTTCTTATAACTTGCTTCTTTTCTTGCAAGTTCTTTCTGTGACTTATAACCCTTTGCTTCATCAATATCAACTTCTTCCTTAACCTTCATCTTCTTTGAATCAGAGATTGTGTAATCAGCTGTTGAGTTCTTTGTATTGAAACCGCTCTGGTCCTGATTAGCTCCGCGAATTGGAGCTGATACAATCGTTGGCTTGGCTTCGGCTAGCTCGGCAGCAATGGCTTCAATGCGTTCAATCTCTTCAGCTGAGAACTCAACTTCTTCGCCCATTTCTTTCTTGGACATACCAGCAGCTTTGACTTTTACATCCTTAGAGCCGATAGACTTCTTTAGAGCGAGGTCCATACCTGCTTTGCGCTGCCCACCCTTTGTTGGGTCCATTCTTTCAGATTTAGCTGAATGCATGTAACGCTGAAGCGTGTCCTTCGAAACTTCTTCAAGATCCTCAACTTCTTCTTCCTTCACCACACCACGACCGACTAACACATCCTTGTGTGTGATCTTATCTTTTGGTGAAGCGAGAGCAGCAAGCTTCTTCTCCTTATCGGTCTTTGGAACCGTATGAGATTTTGTTTCTTCCTTTACTGCTTTCTTCTTGCCTTTTGCTGCGGCATCATCATCATTTTGCTTGTCATCTGTTTCTGGATCAGTGTCAACGACAGTCTTACCGCCTATCATCTTCTTTGGATCCTTTTCGTCTTCGTCTTTTTTCTCAACGATTTGACGAACTGAGTCGATAAGGCTCTTCGGAAGCCCAAAGTTTGGTACTGACATAGTTGGTTTTTCCTCTACGATTTTTGTTTTGATTTGACCGGTTTTGCTCAAAGTGGATTTTTCTGATGTAGGTTTGGCGCCATCCATACGAGCAACATTCTCGATCTCTTCGCGCTTCTCCGTATTGGTTTCTTCGCCTAGAGTGTCAACCTTCTTGCCATCAACATAGAGATTGTGTCTGATTTTTCTGGTTGGATTCAGCTTTGTGATAGTCTCGTGCTTTTTTCTGGCTTCTTCTTCTGAAGCATGATAGCTTTTCGCATCATGCATTCCGCTCTCGTTTCCATCCTTCTTGAGAGAAACAAGCATAGCTGATTTCTTTGCGTCTGAAGCAGCAGATCTAAACTTTCTAATATCGCTGGCAGCGTTCTTCCAACCCTTGATTGCTTCTTCAAGATTATGTTCAATCACTGCTCTGTGTTTTGGACGTTCGACCTTGATTCCTCTTTTAGCAAGTTCTTTTCTTGCTTTCAATTCGTTATCAATCTGATCAGCAAAACCTGGGTGACTGTATGTCAGCTTTTTATTATTCGGATTGGTGATACTGGCGTGAGCTCTTTGATGAATACCTCTGATGGTTTCGGTATCAACATTAGGTCCGATATTAGCTTCAACAACCGTATCTTCGTGTAAACCTTTGTATTCAATAGACTTTACAGCGTCAACTCCGAAGTTTTTCGCAGCGTAACGAGTGGCTTTATCTCTTGCTGTTCTTGTATCATGCGCCGGAACTGTCAACTTGATTTTAGTGCCCTTGGGCTTGGCACCAATAGGTTCCACAGTTTTATCATCAACCATTTTACCAAGTCTCGTATCATCCGCATGTAGATGAACGTGAAATACATGCTTGGCTTCTGTAACTGTTTCTTTTTTAGACATCTTTGTCGTTTCCTTTTGGCGCTGTTTAGCTTCTTTATTACGTTTTTCTATTTCATTTTTGCGGTTTTCTGCTCTATCGGCAGAAGCTTCTTTGGCTGCGTGTTCACGATCGTGAACTCTATTGGCTCCGATGTTCAAACCGCTTTTATCGTTCGAAGATGATCTATCTCTAAAAGAAGATCCGCCAGAACCAACTGTTTTACCTTGGCTCAAAATGCCTTCGAGAATGGACTTGATGTCTTTCATTTACCTGTAGCTTTCAACATCCAGCCGTGTTTTGCGTGAATGTCAATACGGTCCTGAATGAAGTTAGAAACACCAAGCTTATTCGCGCTTTCAGCCAAACGATATGCTTTTGTCAATTCCGACATAATCTTCTGGTTATCTGATTCCAACTCTGCGAACATTGCTTTTGCATTTGGAATATTGATTTGATCATCGACGACCGAAAGCTGGGAAAAACGACCCAGACTACCAGGAGCGTAAGCATCAAGTGTTCTAATGTGTTCAGCAATAGCATCTACAGCACCCCAAACTTCGTTATACAAACCATCAAGAAAAGAATGATACTGAGGGAAATTCGGACCCTCAATATTCCAATGAAAATTGTGAGCCTTTAGATAAAAAGCGAAAGAGGAAGCTAGGACCACCTTCATTTGCTGAACAAGCTGATCCATTACTTCTTCGCCTTTCTTTTAGTAGCCTTAGCGACTTGTTTAACTACTGCTTGTTCGACTACGACAGCTTTCTTTTCGACTGTAGTTGCAACTTCTTGCTTGAAAGCTTGCAGGTCTCTCTTTGCGAGTTCCCAAGCTGCATTATCTTTAGCGATAATTTCAGCTTCATTCTTTAGAAACTTATCGGTCAGATACCAAATAAGACCACCTACGGCAGCAACAATACTAAAAAATATAAAATATTCCATTTTATTCCCCTCCACTCCCACCACCTGAGCTTCCGCTCTTTCCTGGTGGATGTTTTTCTATTTTACCGGATGCCATTCTAATCGCCACCATTGGCGTAGAAACTTCTTTACGTTTACCAGTTGTTCCAGCCGGAACACTCAGTTCGTTTAGTCTGAATACATGCGTCACATATGATCTGTTTTTACTAGCTCTACTCTTTTGTTCGCGATCACGACTACCAGACTGCGAAGCCAGTTTGAAATGACCTTTCTTAACCAAGTTGTGAGCTGCTTCCAACTCTCTGTTTTTTCTTGGGTTGTGACTTATTTCATGAGTCACTGATACCATTTTTTGTGGATGACCGTGAGCTCGATCAAACAAATCTTTTTCTGTCTTACTTAGTGATGCTTCATTCAAATATTGTTTGAAACTCAACATTTCCAGGCTCTTCTTGACCAGTAGTTCGCGCTTGTTTTCTTACCCAGGTTGCCTTGACCACCTGAACGAGCGCAATACGAACGTTTGCGTGCTGGAATATTCTTCTTGATGCTAAGATTTTTATCGCCGAAGTTTACCTTTACGACGTTGCCCTTTTCGTTCTTAACGTAAACTTTTGACTTCTTTACGTCGCCAGCCATCGGTTTGTTTAGAGTAACTTGACGACCCTGATATTCAGCTTCTGTGATTGGAGGCTTTTTACCACAAGTGCAGTTACCATCACACTCATAAAGAACTTCCTCGATAACTTTCTTTACGATTCTGTGCGTTGACTGACCTGGGGTGTCTTTTTTATAAGTTCTAACCAATTCTGGAGATCCTTCAAATCTAGAAGATGGCTTCATTTTATTTTTTGAATGAGGCTCAGCATTTTCTTTTACATCTTTAGGTTTCTTACCAGCTTTCTTCATAGAGATAGCAATAGCTGCTTGCTGCGCTGGTGAAACTGCTTCCGGAACACAATTAGGGACCATTCTGTTTCCCTTTTTCTTCATACCAACTTTCTTGTATCCATCCCAGCATGCCTCGTCAACTTCTTCTTCGCGCAGATCGCTGTCGGTTGTGTGATAAGTTTTGCCTTTGGTGATATAAGAATTGACTCTAGCCATAGCCCATTGTTGAGGAGTTGTTCCTGGACGATGTCCGGTTCTCCAAGCAGCCATTCCTCGATTGTAGACTTTTCTCAGAATCCCAATAGAAATTCCTGACTCCTGAGCCTTTTTAGCCAACCCAGAAGAAGCTTCTTCGTCAATATAATCTTCTTCCATTTCAGTATCTTCTCCAAACTTGGCTTTATACGCTTTTGTATACTTCGATTCTTTAGTCTTGGCAGTCTTATCGCCAGGAGCTGGTTCATACGCAGCTGGGTTTCTCGGGTCCATCTTTTTAGTTTTATCCCAATGAGCAGCTCTTGCTTTCGCTGTGGAACTTGAAAGTCCAGCAACATAACGAGGTGGCAAAGATTTGACAGACATTGAAGACTCCAGTTTTCATGTATTTATAAAAAACGATTGGCTATAATTTTTTATATACTATCGTGTTTGTAATCTACGAAACACTCTACTTAGCAAATCGTCGGTCTCTTCGGCTGTTGTCGTTTCTTCTTTGATAACTTTCGGTTTTCTAACTGATTTCTTGATAGCTTTTGCACGCTGTCTACGTTCAATCTCAGCGCGAGCTTTGACTCCGATTGGGTCATTACGTTTAGCATAACGTGATAGTGATATACCAGAAGTCTCGGGTCCAATCTGAATGTCCATACCTTTACGAACATCATTGAACATCTCGCGCGCGTGCTCGGGATGGACGTGAGGTGGGATACCTTTCTTGAACTCGCCGAATTTGTTTGTTATAGCGTGGGCGCGCATTTTTGATGCGGACATACCTGCAACACCCTCAGCATCAGGGTCGCGTTCACCAGCCGAAACAACGTCAATCTTTTTGAAATTGAACTCTCCGTTCGGTCCGTTGTATCTATCTAAATTCTTTTTGAACTCTTCGATGCGATCGGAACCAGCAACCATGGTAACGTGAGTTACACCTTGTTTATATAACTTCTTTAGCTGATGAATGAATGTTGGAGATTCACTATCAGAAGTTGTGATATTCGCGTTCGGAAAGAATCTATCGACGTGTTTTAGTTTCTGCGCAGGCGTCAAAGGATTCTTCTCAGGATCTTGTGAATGTGAAAGAACAATAGAATGCCCTGCTTTCTTAGCAGCTGCTAGTTCCAAAACTTTATCAACTAAAGCAGCATGACCAATTGTCGGGGGATTCATTCTACCTGTAGCGAATATGTGCTCTTTATCGTCTTCTTCAGGAGGAGTTGAATCAGGTTGATCAAAACCTTTCATATTAGCGAAATTGAGTCTACTGAACTCGGCTCTATCAACTAACTTGGTTGGTTTACCATCTCTAATTGAAACAAACCCTTCTGGCTTGACCTGCTTACCACCAACAGTGTTTTCGAATTCTGTAGGATTGCCGAGAGATTTAATCAGAACATTTTTCGCTGCCTGAAGATTATGATGAAGATCGAAAGCTGACTTGTATTTTTCTTCGTTTGTTTTCAGGTCGTCTATGAGTTCGTTGTATGAGCCAGCTTTCTTTTGTTTGGCTGCTTCTGTCTTCAGTTTCTCTGTTTCTTTGTCGCGTTTTTTTTCTAGATAACCGATGTAATCTTTAACATTCGGAATTGTTTCGTCTCTGACAGTTGAATTGATGTATGGCTTGATAAATGCATCGTGTTTGCTTAGAGCTTCTAAAACATCTGTGCCTGTATTTCTGTATGCTTCATCCGCAGCTTCTCTATGTTTAGCGTATTCAGATTGCATAGCTTTAGTGTATTTTGACTTGCTTGTATCGTTGACTTCTGGATTGACTAGGTTTACGTCTGGGTCTTGTTTGAATTTAGAGTGATCAACGTCGAAACCTGCCTTCATATCGGCGAGGTTATTTCCTTTGTATTTCGTATGAACAACAAATCCAATCTGAGAAGCTGCTATTTTTCTACCTTGTGCACTATCCTTATCGGCTGAATATGTAATCGTGTTAGGAGCGAATTTAAATTTGTCGTTATCATCTTGAACATCTGGCTTGTCGTATAAGAAGTCGCCTTGATACACACCACCTTCTTTTGGCATAACTTTGGGTAGATGCGCCAGGGCTGCTTTCAACTTAGAGACAAGACCAGGAGCATGCCCATGGTTTTCCTCGATGTCTTTATTAGTGTAATTGATCTTTGGGTTTTTGTTGAATGCAGACTTCGAGGCTACAAAAAACTTACCGTTCTCTGGATTGATACCAAATACAACTGACGGGGAGCCATCGTATTTGGTTGTAACCTTCGACTTAGACTTGCCTCCGGTTAGGAGGGTATGGAGATCATCTAGATTGTTAGCTGCATGCACAACACCCGCATCGCCTCCGTGAATGATGTGATCCTCGGCATGCTCTAAATGCTTGAGTTTTTCGACATCTAAAGATTCGATTAGAAATGTAGAGAATGATAGCATTTTGTTACCTATAGACTGACAATGTTTCAACTATTTATAGCGTCACTTGATCATATTAACTTTCATTCTAACATTGTCCGCCGAATAAGAAAACGCGCCAGGAGCAAAACGAAATTTGGACTCTTCGAATTTCTTAACTTTAACCTTAATTGCTTCTTTTGAAATATCGATGTAGATTTGTTCAGCTTTTATCTGAGTCGCTGCTTTGTTTAACACATCGGTGAATAACTTCGAAGAATTGAAACGGTCTGCTAAAGCAACGGAGAATGCGTACACAATAGGATGATAATTATTCCCTTTTTTAAGCTGAATGATTTTTGGAATCGAATTGATGTTTGGCTTCCCAGCGCCGTTAATTGAATCGAAAAAAGGTTTCAATTTGGACAGGAACAATTCGTATTTGTTTTTTGTTGCTGTGTCGCTCGTGTTCCATTTCATGTCCGACGTTATTCCGGCATAAACCAAAGCATTTTCGACTAGAGTGGAAATGCTTTGAAGAGTTACGTCGCCGCCCCCAACCATCTTTTTAACAGCTTTGTATTCGGGAGTATCAAGGATTTTTTCGGCATTAAGAAGACCGTCGATGATTTTGTCGTATGCTACAGCCATGATAGCTTTAAATGCTTTTTTTTCTTCTGCTGTGGCTGATGCCGGAGGTTCTGTTCCTGGAGGAATTATTGATTTCAGAGAAGCGTTCGCTCCTCCTTCAAACTTAGCTGACACATTCAACGGAGGTTTCTTCGAGCTTTTCGTAAAATTCACAACGAAATCGGCGAGGGGATTACTTTCAGATTCTGGGAAAAAGATGCTTTCCGCATGAGGTTTGTTGTGTAAACACCAGTTTGCTAAAAACACTTCGCCAAAATTCTTACCTACGATCTGTAAATCGTTTTTTGGTAACAAATCGAACTGTTCTTTCAAACTCGCGGATCCGTTTATCGATTCACCTTTAGAAGAAGAGAGTTCTAATAATTCTTTAGAGTATCTAAACACAATTAGAGGTAATCTCTGTTTATTCAATTCTTTTTCTATCTCGGGGGTAAAATTCGCTTTGGTTAAAGTTTTACCATTCAAACCGAATTTGGAAGGTGTCAAATCTTTACCTTGTAGATTTCCTTTTTCGCCGATTGTTGTTCTTAAATAGAACCCTGATCCATCTTTTAAAGTGACAGAGAAAGAATCGTATTTACCAGAAACTCTCTTCGCCAATTCACCAGATATCTGTTCCACTTTCACAGTGTTACCAAAAACCTCTTTCATACGAAGCTTTATCTCACCTAAACCGCCTTCGATTTTACCAGTGATAGAAGGTAGGTTATACGCGGTTCTAGCGGGATAATATTTTACAGATTCGAACCCAACACGAGCGTTGATTTGTTTTACAAATTTGTTAAGATCGGATGAAGACGTTGCGAATTCTGTCATAGTCGCCTCTACAAAAGGATTTAAATTATTTATAAACAAAAATTATCTATAAACAAAAAAAGGGTTGGACCTTTCGATCCAACCCCTCTTTTTTCGCAGTAATGTCGGGCGGAACCCCACCGTGCTCCCGACTGTTCCTTCGGTATTATCCTCTGTGCCTCATTGCGTCTAGATTCGCATAGAACTGCCTTATTTTTATTTAGTCGAAATACGCGACTTTTTTTTCGGTTCAACAAAATATTTTTCAAGCATGAATGCTGGAGTCCAACCGTCAAAGCCATACCCACGATTAAAATTGGTCTCAGCAACTTGAGCATCTTGAGCCGTGTTGTAAGTGCCAATAACTTGTTCGGTTCGAGTTTCTAGCAAATTCCAAACCTCACCACTCTTCATAATCTTGTAATTCATCATGCAAATCCTTCAAAATCTTTCTTACCAAACTTAGACTTCTTTTTATATAAATCACTATCTCGTTCGCCAAAGTCAGTTTTGTCCATCACGGGTCGGTCATCAACCAACCCTTCCTGAGCATCCTGTTCAACATCGAATAATTTCATCTTAGACCGATCGATACCAACAACAAACCTACGATACGCTGCGAGATCATTGTATCGGTTCTTTAGCTGCTTGACCATAATCTGACCGAGACCTTCTAGCTCCTCGGACGTGATAAGAGCAAACATAAAGTCAGCCGTCGCCGGCAGACCAAACGACTCAGAAGTATCTTCAAGACCCA